GGAGCAGGTCCCTCACCCACTTCGCCCTTGCGGCGCTCGGGGCTGCGGGGGTTCGGGATGGGGTCTCGTGGGGGTGGATGTGATCGCGAAATTTTCAACGACAGTACCGGTGTCACACAATCCGATCACGGCGATCACGCGCGATGACGGGCGATCACGGCAGGGCTAAAGCCCGAATTTTTGTATCTTTAACGGCACGGCTGAAGTCGTGCCCCTTCAAAGATGGGCGTCTTTCAGGGCGAGATTGACATTTACGGCGTGCTGGAGAGCCTGGACAAGATGCCGCACCAGCGGCAGTTCATCTCGGCGCCGCAGCAGAATGCGGCGTACGTGGGAGGGCAGGGCTCGGGTAAGAGCATCGCGCTGTGCGCCACGGCGATTTTGAATGCGATGGACGATCCACACGGGTACTCGCTGATCGGCAGACTGAACATGACGGCGCTCGAGTCTTCGACCATGAAGACCTTCTTCGAGCTGGTGCCGGAGGCGTGGGGCAAGTGGCATGCCTCGAAGAAAATGTTCCGGTTCACGAACGGGCACGAGATCATCTTCCGGCACCTGGACATCACCGAGCCGAAGATTGAAGGCCATATCAAGAGCTTGAATCTTTCGGCAGCCTACGTCGATGAGGCCACGGAGATTTCGCAAGAGGTCTACTACCTTCTGGCCGGGCGCGTGCGGCGCAAGACAGCCAAGCGCAGGATCGTGCGCCTGGCGTCAAATCCGGCAGGGCACGATTGGGTCTGGAAAAACTTTTTTGATCCCAAGCGGAAGCCGGAGCTGGTCAAGAGCAATCTTGGAATCACCGCGTCCACAATCGATAACCCGTTTCTGCCGGCCGAGTATGTGCAGAACATGCTCAACACGTATCCGGAGGATTGGGCGCAACGGTTCATTCACGGATCGTTTAACGATTTCTCCGATGCGGTCTACAAAGAGTTCAGCGAACAAACTCACGTCTGGGATGCCGGCAAACCGCATGCGGTGTTTGGCGGAGAGACGGAGCCTCCAGTGGACTGGCCGGTGATCATCGGGATCGATATCGGTTCGGATATGGACCCGTGGGCGTGCACGATCGACGCCATGGCGCCGAATGGGATGCTGTTTCAGTATGCCGAAGTCTACGGATCGAGCCTGTTGTGCGCGGAGATCGCGGCGCAGATCCATGAGAAAGTCGGGGGCAGAAAGATTTACGGCATGGCGTACGACTATGCGAACCGGCAAGCAGCACTGGAACTGGCCGAACACGGCATCTTCGGCCAGCCGGCGATCAAGGAAGTTCGTCCCGGGCTATTTAAGACGGCGCAGTATTTCCACATCGATCCGCGGCTGGAGCATCCGTTTGATTCAGAAGTGAAGGGTAGCCCAAGGGCGTTCATTTCGTCGCGCTGCGTGAACTCCATCCGCGAGACGAGCGCGTACAAGTGGCAGAAAGACCGATCGGGCAATCCGACAGGCGAGCCGGCGCACGATCACTCGCACTCGCCCGACGCGCGGAGATATGCGATCCACACGTTTCGTCCTTTGCCGGAGAAGACTCCGGCGCCGAAGAAGTGGGAGAACAAAGAGCTCGACGTGCTCTCCCAGATGTACTGGCGTGACGAAGAAAACTTTCAAGACCGGTCGATGCGCTTTTCACCGCGCTCGCGAGAGCAGAAAACGATTCAGGAATGGCAACAGATGGCGAAGGCGGGGCCAAGGCGGTTTCAGAGGCCGAGGTATGCCAAGTTTATTCGCGTGTGAGCGAAACCCTTACCGCGGATTTGCGCGGGACGTTGAGAGTCGGAGAAGCTCAGGGGCTAAAGCCCACGTCTTATCGCACCTTACGGCACGACTGAAGCTCGTGCCCTGATACGAACCTGCACAGCCGGCACACCTTCACCCCGGGTTGTGGCACATCAGTTCGTGCTCCTGATACGAACCGATTTGGCATCAGGCACATTGTGAAAAGGGCGCAGTACGTGGCAGAGAGGTTCTGGGGAGAACTCCCTGAGACGGCATGGTAGAGGATACTTCCTCGGGGTCCCTCCACTCCCGCCAACGATTTAGTTACGGGACAAATTTCTGTGGCGCTCCGGTCGGGCTGACAGGGGTTGGGGGGGCGGGCTGGTTGATGCTTATCTAAAGAAGGACACTTTTGCACCGGCAAGAGTGCCGGTGCCACACAATCCAGGGCTGAAGCCCAATTCATAAAGCTCTTACGCGGCCATAAATGGCCGCTCTTCCACCGCCAATTGCTAATGGCTAATGGCTAAGTGCTGCTCCGCAGGAACCCATGTCGCATAACTTTTTGGTGTACAAACTCAAGCATCTGCGCAAGGTGAATGCGCAGCGGCGCGCGCTATCGCAGCCCTCGGTCGACTTTGTGCCGGTGCTGACCAAGGGCCAGGTCCTTTACGTCCCCGCAGGCAAGATGGATGAGGAACCGTCCTCCTGTTACAACTGCGTGAGCTACAACTACGAGAAGTCGTGCATGAGGATCGGGCCGGAGATTGAGGTCAGAAAGTTTACCTATCCCCCAAAGGCCACGCGAGACGCAGAACCTATCGAATACTGGCCGTGCTGCGGGATGTGGGACAAGGGCGAGCCCAACCGCAACGAAGAAACCTTTGTCAGCGCGAACGACCCCAGCGACCTGGGATTGATCTGGATCAACGCTCCCGAGACCGACCAGGAGTACGGGGGTGCCTGCTGCGGAGGGCAGAACGGCGGAGACGACTGCGATCACTACATCACCAAGGGCGGCGACAAGCGATCCGAGCCCACGGCTTTTTGCCGCGTGCTGCAGGCCGAAGTCGAGAACGGCGCAGTGTGCGCGGCCTGGGCTGATGACGATCAGATGAGCTGGCAGCAGGCGCAGAACATTCTTAAAGAACTGGATGAGGATGAGTGAGCGCAGATGGACTGAGTGGACTTGGTGGACGGGGTGGACGTGGCAACTGAAGATCTGGAAAGACAAGTCGAGCACGAGCGCAGGGAGCTCGAGGCAGCGCCTAAGATTCCTGTGGCGGCGTTGCAGCCGCGGGCCCCGAGGCAAGCTGGGGCAGGCGGACATGGCGAATCAGGGCGGTGCGGGTGGTGCGGGCAGTTTACGGACGACCTGGTGATGGCCGAGCCGGCGATGAGTGATCCGCACGGAAACATCTTGCGGCCGGCACGCTACAAGGGTGTGAAGTGCTGCGGCCAGAGGCATTTGTGAGATCGGGTGATCCGGTGATCGACTGCCACCCCAGCGAGCCAAAACCGCGCTCGCCGGGGACCCCGGGGTGATCTGGTGATCGGAACACGGAGATTCTAATGAGCGAGCTGCCGGTGGAGAGCCGGTTCAAATACGGACGGGACCAATTCGATGACATTGACGCTGACGATCTTGCTGGGTTTCTTTCTGGGAGCAGCGCTGATTCTGGCGCTCAGCCTGCAGTATCTGGAAAGACAGAAGTGGATGAGGATATTCTCCGAGAAGCAGGGGATCCCGATCGACATTATGGAAGGTAAGGGTCAAGGAGCACAGGCAGGAGTGCCTGTGCCACAAAAGCCCGCAAGGCGACGGTTTCCGGTGCCGATCCCCGGGGCGGATTGGATGAGGAATCCGCGGGGAAAACAACACCCTACCGCGGATTTGCGCGGATGATCGCAGATGGGAAACCAAGTTTAGGTCGCCGCTTTGGATTCCAATTCCCCGACAAAGCGTCACGGGGGTTGAATGTGAGACACGGCCGTGCCGCGTCTCTACGCCGTGACTCTCGCCGATCCGCCTGTTTCTTCGCGCAGAAATGCTCTATGCGCAAATGGCTAAATACTGATGGCTAACTCATTAACCAGCGTAATTTCCGGGATTGGCGGATCGATTCGAGACCTGTTCGCGAACGGCGATAAGGTCATCCGCTCGAAGACTGACAAGCCGCGGTCGCGCGATATTGCTCCGCAGTATCCGTACTCGGAGCCGATCGAGAAGCGTGTCCTCTGGCTGCTCGAGTACTACTATCGCGAAGGGTCGTTCGAGAAGATCCAGTTCGCGCGGAAGTGGATGAGAAATGCCCTGATCTTCCAGGGATATCACGAGCTGGAGTGGTCAGAGATCAACGTGGCCTGGGACGTGCTGCAACAGGACTCGGGCGACTTCGCCTTCCCCAACAACTACTACCGCACGCTGGTACTGCACGGAGTGAGAGCGTACCTGCAGAACGAGCCGATCATCGAGCCGGTGCCGTCGAACGACGATGCGGAAGCGCAAGCGGCCTCGAAAGCGGCGAGGAACGCGCTGGAGATTATCCGCAAGTCAGTGAAGTACGACTACCTGAGGGTGATTGAGGCCATCAACCTCCGGCTGTTCGGTAACAGCTTCCGATACAGCTACTACTCCAAAGACCCGCGGTTCGGCTACGCGACGGCGCCGGTGTATCAGGATGCGGAGATCGTACTGAGCCCGGGAGCTTCGATCTGCCAGCACTGCGGAATGATGGAGGGCGAGTTCGCTCAGTGCCCGGCCTGTACCAATCCGATTCTGGAGAAGATTCCGGCGACGGTGGCGCGGGTACCGCAGATTGCCGGCTCTGTGCGCTTCCCACGAGGCGAGGTAATGACCGAGGTGGTCAACCCGCTGGAAGTCTACGTGAGGAGTTCGAGCTATGACCTTTGGCACGCGCCTTTCATTATTCGCAATCGGGTGGTTGACCGGCTGGCTCTGCAGTCAACTGCTCCCAACGTCCAACTCGCGCCGGCAGGAGACGAAGGCGGCGGAGAAGCTTACGCTACCGGCGGAGACCTGGGGCTCATCTACCTGCAATCCCTTGCGGACTTACCTGGAGACCCCACCCAATACGCAGCATGGTACGAGCGCGCGACTACTGCTGCTAAAGCGCTCCTGATCGAAGGGTGGATCCGGCCGGCGCAGTATTTTTTCGACAAAGAGCTGGCAAAGCAATTTCCGGACGGGCTGTACGGCGCAAAAACCGGAGACACTCTGTTGTGGTCGCGCAACGAGACGATTGAAGACCATTGGACGCACTATGTCTTCACGCCGGTGCCGGGAAGAATCTGGGGCGACGGCGACGACGACATCATCCCAGAACAACTGAAGCTCGACGAAACGGACCGGCTGATCCAGCGCAACCAGGGCTACAACTCGGCGCCGCTGCTGGCGATCGACTCGCAACGAGTCGACAAGAACGAGATTTTGAACGATCCCTCGACGATCATCGAGGTCAAGCCGGCGGGCCGGCCGGTGGCGGAGGCCGTTTATCAGATGCAAGCCATGCCGCTCTCGAGCGAAACGTGGGCGTGGCGGAACTCGCATCTTGCCGACATGCAGTTTCACGCGCGCATGTCGCCGACAGCGATGGGCATGCACGAAAAAGGCAACAACACTTTTGGCGGGCAGGAGTCGGCAGCGGCGCGGAGCGATTCCGCACTGCTGCCTAACCTGATTCTGTGGAAGTCGGCGGATGAGCAGTGGGCGCGGCAAGTGCTGAAGCTGGCCGCGGAGAACTGGATTGACGAACGCGTGCACGCGGTGATGGGCATCAACGGAAACTGGGAGTTCCAGAAGCTGAGAGGCGCTGCGCTAGACACAGACAAGTTCACGATCATCACGCGAGTGCTGCCCATCGATCCCGCGCAGCAGGATTCGATGTCGAAAGCCGTGGCCTCAGGGGCGCTCGATCCGCACGACCCGCGGGTAAGACGGAAGATGATGGAGCTGTTCCATCTACCGCTCGAGCTGGACGCGTTCTACGACGACGCCAAAGTTCAGTGGACGGAGATCGAAGAGATGAAGCAGAGCGGACAGCAGATCCAGCCGGTGCTGATCCGCGACAACGACCAGGTCCACATCGAGATCTGCCGGGCCTACATGAACAGCGACGAGTGCCGGAAGAATCCGCAGCTGACGCAACTGGTGCTGCGCCATGCGCAGCTGCATGTGATGAACATGGCCAAGGCGCAGATGATGCAGGCGGCGGTGATGGCGTCGGCGCAGCAGGTACCAGGGGCTGGTGGACAGAGTGGACCAGGTGGACAAGGTGGACAGAGTGGACCGGGTGGACAAGGTGGACAGAGTGGACCGGGTGGACAGAGCCCAGCAGCGAGAAGTGCGGCACAGATGTCGGTGAGTCCCGCGATCCGGCAGCAGCGGGCGATGAAAGGACAGGCGGCCAAGCCGCACAGGCCGCAGCCTCCGGAAGGCAATCAGTGGCACAGGATAAGGATGAAGTGAGGGAGCAATTAGCAATTAGCAGTTGGCGGTTGGCGGTTGGCAGTTAGCAATTGGCTTTTGGCTTTTGGCTTTTGGCTCTTGGGCACCTCATGGGCTAAAGCCCCGAATCTTTTCTTGCAACTCTACGGCACGACTGAAGCTCGTGCGCTGATACGAACCTGCACAGCAACGCGGGAGACTGCACAGCCGAGGGCGGCTGTGCCACAAGTGTACGGTCCGTGGTCGCTTCCTTTAGAAGGATAAAAGCATAGGCAAGAGTGCCTGTGCCACACAACTCGATTTTCTTGGCGGTAAATCGCCGTGTTACTCGTAAACCACGTGCCAAGATTGGAGGCCAGTAGCAGTATGTCAGACGACAACGCAACATTGAGGGACGCAACGATTGAGGTGGAACCGGGCGCTGACGCGCCCGCACAGGCAGGAGTGCCTGTGCCACACGAGTCTAAGACTGGGGACACAGCCGGAGCACCGGCCGGGGCGCCTGCCACGGTACAAGATACTGCGGACAAGGACGCGGCCGAACTGGGACGCCTGCTGATCGAGAGCGGTTACAGCCGGGACAAGATCAACGATCTTCTGACTGCGCCTGGGGCGCTCAAAAGCATCGAGCACCTCGTGCGCAGCAATCCTCAGGAATTCCTCACCATGCTAGAGCGTACCGATCCCGACGCGGCCCGGAACTTCCACGAGAAGATGGCTGACATGTACGTGGAGCGGTACCAGGTTCGAACAGCCAGAGGAGCACAGGCAGGAGTGCCCGTGCCACATGTGGACTCCGAACTCATGGCAGAACTCCAGTCGCTACGGCAGAAAGTCAACCAAGCGGAGACGCGCGAACAGCAACGCGAGCAACTGAAGACCATGGCCGCAGTGCAGGCGCGGTACAACGCGCGCGTGGACGAGCTGTTCAGCCACGAAGACATCAAAAAAATGCATCTGACACCCGCGGAAAAGAAAGGGATGCGGGCGCGGCTGGACAGCGAGCTGGCGCGCGACCCATCCGCGGTGCAGCGGCTTAACAACGGGAACTTTTTCGACGTTCCCCGCAGATTCAAGGACATCATCGAAGAATGGGCCAACGACAAGAAAACTGCCGGCGAGGCAGCGAAGGCTCAGCGCCAGCGCGCGCAGAGCGCAGGCGCCTTCGACTTCCCCAACGGTCCGAATCCCCTCGCGATTGATCCGAAGAGTTTTGCCGATAGCTGGGAGGAGACCGAGGAAGCATTCGCGCAAGGACTGGAAAAGTTTGCGCAATAGCTGAGGAGCACCGGCAAGAGTGCCGGTGCCACACAAGAATAGGAGTTTGAATTATGGCAGTATTCAATCTTACGGCGGCGCAGCCGCTGATGAAGGTCTTCTTCAATCCCAGAATCAGCAAGCAGTTCAACACTGCGGCTGTTCTGTGGAATCGTTATGCCGACGGCAAAGGGATCCCGATCTCAAACCGCGGCATGGAAATTCCCACGCACCTGCAGCCCAACGCGAACTTCAACTGGTTCACGGACGGCGGCACGCTACCCACGGGCGGCTCGGAAGCGTTGACCTCAGCACTGGTCGGGTTTTTCAGCTTTGTGGAATCGGTGCAGTTGACGGGCGCGGCGCTGGATGCGGCGGGCAACGACGCGGTGACCTACGCGCGCGCCCTAGCCTTCAACATCAAGATGGCGACGATCAACGCCATCAAGTACCTGAACATCTATTCGTTCCTGGACGGCACGGGAATCCTGGGGACGATCGGGGGTTCCATCACGCTGAACGGCGGCTCGAATACGACGGGCGTGAACATCACCGGATCGATCGAAGCCGGGCATTACCTGCGGCCGGGCATGCAAGTTGCCTTTCTGAGCGGGCTTGGACCGACAGTAAAGGCCACGACAACGATTGTCTCGCTCGATCAGCCGATCGAAGTCGCAAGTGGCGCCAGCATGACGGTGGCTCCGTCGACGGGCGTCACGAGCTTGAACCTGGTGGCGGGGGACAGCATCGTGGTAACCGGATCCAGCAACGGCGCGGATTCGTTCAACAACGTGCTCTCCGGGCTGAAGGTGATCGTGGACAACGGGAGCATCACTCCGACGTTCCAGAACGTGAACCGCGCGACCAACAACCAGTACAACGCAGGCGTAATCGCGCTGGCCGGATCGCCGGCGCTGGCGCGCGACCATCTGCGCCGCATGCTGGCCACGGTCCAGATCCTGCAGGGCCGCGTCTCTCCGAGTCTGGAGTTTATCTCGCATCCGTCGCAGCTCCACGCCTACATGGACATGGGCTGGACTCTGAAGCGGTTCAACGACGCCAACAAGAAGCTCGACCTGGGCTACACGGCGGTCGAGTGGGAAGGCTTCCCCTGGATCATCGATACCGATTGCCCGAAAGACCACATCTTTGCGGTGGATCGCGACGTGATGTTCAAGGTGGTGGCCCGCGAGTTGAGCTTTGATGACCGCACGGGATCGATCCTGCGGCAGGTTCCTGCGCAGACGGCGGGTCAGTACAGCGACGCGTTTGTCGCCTTTCTGATCTTTCGTGGCAACCTGGGGACGTATGTTCCCAATGCTCACGTCAAGCTGAACGGGCTCAGCGTGCCGGTGGGGTACTGACGGAACTGATCGGGTGATCCGGTGATCGGATGATCGGGTGATCGGACACGGTCGCCCGTCATCCTCATCAGGTTGCGGACTTTCCGAACAGAAGGAGAAATTTATGGCAAAGAGTTCAATCAATCAAGACATCTACGGCAAGGACGATAACTCCTACGCCGAAAGTATCAGCGAGCGCATCCTCGGCGTGCCCGATCCGACGCTCGACGTGTGGGGCGAGAAAGATCCGCGCGCGGTGAGCGAAGGCAATCATGGCGTGCAGGGCGGCGGACGCAGCGAGCAAAAAGAGCCGGATTCCGGTTCTAAGGCCGAACGTCCGAAGAAAGATGGAGGGCAATAATGGCAGCTACATTTGCTCCCCGGGCCCCGCTGGTCCCAGGGCAGATCCACACCAATGTTGTGCCGGGAGCGTACTTCGAGGACGTCATCGAAATCACGGGCGACGGCGCTTATCCGGTTGGCGGATATGTCTTCAGCAACGCGCAGCTGCAGACGATGTACGGTGGCGCGTATTCCACGCTGATCTCGGTTGACGTCGTGGACCACTGGCGCAACACAGCCGGCGGCGGGACAAGCTGTTTTGTGGCGGTGTACGACTCGGTCAATCAGAAGATCCAAGCATACGGGATGGCCGCCGCCGCAGGGGTAGGCACTCCTTTGTCCGAAGCTACGAGCACGGCCGTGACCAGCGCGTTCCGGTGCTCGATTCGCATCCGCTTCAACTGAGTACCATTGTAACATCAACGGCCTGGACTCTACCGAGCTGGCAGAGCCCGGGTACATCTCGAAAGGTAAAAATGCCGGCAACAATTCTTGCATACCAAATCGTGGGGCTGAAGATGGCTTCGGGCAACGTGCAACTGCAATTCCTGCACCCCGGGGGCAACGTGGCGTTTTGCGCGGTGATCCCGTCGGCCGATTTCACATCGTTGAATACGACGGTCAATGGCGGCATTGGCGGCACAACGCTGAGCGTGCCACAACCCCCGAACCCGCCTTTCTACGCCCAGGATGCATCCAAAACCGATTACCCGATCGGCTATACCGTGTCGCTTTAGGAGGCACCGTGCGCAAATTAGACCTGAACATTTACGGCATCGATGACAACGCCCAGGCGGAAAGCATCGCCGCGGACGCCTTGACTCCGGTGGCGGGAGCTGCGGGAACCAACATCTCCGACTACTGGGGCGACACCGTAGACGATACGGCAACGGCGAAGGGCAACACCGATGTAGGCGAGGAGAAGCAAGTGCGCGTCGTCATTCTGCGCAAAGAACAAGCCGGCGGCGGCGACAAGGAAGCGTTGAACGATTCAACCAAGGGCGGCCAGCGGCACCGGAAGTGGCCTGAGCAATCGGGTGATCTGGTGATCGGGTGATCGGAGATCGCCGTCATCGCCCGACATCGCCGTCATCGCCGTCATCGCCGTCATCGGAACATACCACGGAGACACGAGGCACGGAGATAGCGAGAATGCGGTGATGCGGTGGTCGGCTTCAGCACCACACGAAACTTGGCGGACCGGAGAACCCAGTGGCTCACAATCAGGAAAGTAAAGAACAATGGCATCACTCGTAAAGAACCAAGGTGGCAAGCCGCAGAAGCTGACGCGCGGCTTCCCTGTCAATTTGGGAACCCTCGCTGCCAATGGCGACGTTGTTGCGTTCACAATTCCGGAACCGAGCCGCGATCATCAGGGCAACCTCGTGATTCAGGTTGGACCGGGGATCGCGGGTGGCACGTTCGCGCTCGAGGCCTCCCTTGACGGCGCGGTGAGTTGGGCAGTTGTCACCGGCACCTCGTTAGGTGTTTCCGGTCAACCAGGAAGCGATACAGCGGCCGTCTTCGCTGCGCAGTACAACGTATCTGGATTCGGCGCCGGCGCGCAATTCAGATTTGGCCTTGCCACGGCCCCTACATCCGGCAATTCCGCAGTGACGGTGCTGGTCGGATAAGACTCACGTTTTGAAGCAAAGGAGAATTTTTAAATTATGCCCGCTACAGTTCTAGCAACCACGGTGGTAGCCTCAAAATTGACCAACGGCGATGTGCTGCTGCGATTCATGAATCCCAACGGGAGCGTGCGCTTTGAGCATTCATTTCTGCCAGGCGACGTCGCCACGATCAACGGTCTAACCAGCGGAAACTCGGCGACGTTCACTTATGCCCAGGACCAGAACCGCGGCGACTACGACCAGAACATCGTGCAGGTGATCTGAGGCAAGGGTTCTTGGCTATTGGCTATTGGCTCTTGGCTGTTGGCGGGCCAAAGCCAAGGGCCAAGACACTTTATGGCTGAACTTCCGGCAAGCTGGAAACTCAAGACCAAGAAACGCGCGGATGGCAAGCTCGAGGTGTTAGGCAAGAGCGATGCCGGCGAAGTGTACAAGGTCCGTATGTGCGAGTCCGGCGCGGTGACCGATGCCGATGTGCGCGCGATCGCCGAGTGCGACCGCGAACAATACCGCAGCCGCGAGGAAGGCGCTCGTGCGTATGTCAAAGGTCTGATCGATGCCGGCAGAGCAGCCAAAGAGGCGGAGGACAACGCGTTCCAGGAAGAGCTCGAGGATTTGGCCGGCCCGGTGGTACATGCAGGGTTCGAGCGGTCGGGCACAACGGTCGGGTCGACGCGGGCTTACCGACGGAACTACGAGAGTGTTTTTGGAAAGAGCAGAAGTTAGCAGTGGACAAAGTGGACAGCATGGACGGAGTGGACAAGTTTTTCAGCACCCCGTGAGGGACAGAGTGAGACGCGACAGTGTCGCGTCTCTACGGAGACATTCAAAATGGCATTTTGGATTTATTCATCTGAGACTATTCCCAACCCGGAGTATTTCGGCAAGCCTGGCCACACGCCGGAATGGTTTGTGTGGGGCGGCGTGCAACTGCCTGTGCTCAACAAGAGCGAATGGATGAAGCTGCCGGACAACTTCTACACGATGCGGCATCGCGACTGGCGGGACAAGAGTGGTGTCCGCGAGCACGTTGCCGCAGCCGATATCAGCAGAGCGTTGACCGCACGGTGGGGCAACCGCGGTGTCGTGGTCCTGGATCACGAGCCTTCGAAGGAAGAAAAAACGCGTATCGCGCGGGAGTCCCAAGACGCCAACCTGGCTTTCCGCATGAAGGTGGTGGAAGAGTACGAGAACGCTGTGCGCGAGAAGGAAGTCACGGGCCACGGGCGCACCAAACCTACTCCTTACGAAGACGAGTGCTACACGATCCTTGGGCTGACCAAGCCATATTCCGTCGAAGCGATGCGGGCCCAGCGTCATCCGGGCGAAGCCGTGGGCGAGCAGATTGTGGCGGCGTTGGAGCGGCTGGAGCAGCGGAGGAAGAGCCAGCAATCGGCTGGCAAGTAACGGCAAAACCATACCGCGGATTTGCGCGGATGACCACGGACGAACCGCAAAGGCTAAAGCCCAAATCACAAGGAACATTTCGCGGCCATAAATGGCCGTTTTTCCACCGTGACGGGTGGAAAGCGTGCACCTTCAAACCCCAGCACCGTGCGATACCAAGACGACTCTTTCAATAACAATTCCGGCCCGGCCTCTGGGCCGTTCGTTAGCCCGCAACAGCTGGCGCAGTTGTTGATGGCGGCCCGCGCCGCGCAGCTCGTGGGTCGGGGCACAAGCGTAACGCAACAAGCAACGCAAGCGCCGCCTTCGGTCCTGGCTCCGACCAGTCCATTTGCTGCGGGAGCTGGAGTAAATTCGGGAGTTGGACAGGCTGGTCCTCGGACTTCTGGTGCGCCGGCCAGCTCTGATGCGGACAAGGCCGCAGCCATCCTGAGCGTGAGGCAAGACCCGGCCAGCCCCC